CTGAGCTGGGCAATTGTATTGATTCTGCATCATTGTGGCCGGCCGCAGATTCGATCGTTGATTATTCAAAGTGTTTCGATCAATATGATCTACCATCTCTCCTTGGAACCCTTGCCTCTTAAATACGAGACTGTGCATGGTTTCCAAGTGCCCCGAATGTCTTGACTTCCTTCGCGCAGCATACCCTTTAGACATGCACCACGTCCACTGCATCAGATAATCGTAGTCGCAGTCGTCAACGACTGCCACCTTCCCTTGTGTCAATGGTATTGTTTTCATAGGTTCTCCAATGGGTTGCAGAAAGTGTCGTGAGAAGAAGTCCCGGCCGGCCCGCGTCGAGAGCCCGAGGCCGAAACCGATCCGACGCGCTGACCGGAGGAAGGTCCAGCGCGCGGAACGGAATCGTTTACTGAGAGCTGCCAAGGCTGCGGATCAACGCGCGGTAAAGCTTACTGCAAGCAAGGCAGTCGGCCAAGGCGTCGTGCTCGTTGGCGTTGCCGATGCCGAACTTGCCACACAGGCTGTGCTGCGAGACACTCCCGAACGGGATCTTGAGGCCGTGGTAGCCGGCGGCGTCGTTCAGGAATGAGGCCACCCGCTGGGTGTCCCTGGAATGCGGATGGAAGATGGAGTCGAAACCCTCCAGCCCCATCCAATTCGTGAGGAACCCTTTCTCGAAAGCCCAGTTGTGGGCGATCGGGCAGAGGCGTTTCCCGAATGGCAGGTCCAGTGCTTTGAACCACTCTTCGAACAAGTCCACCGAGCGGTCTTGCGCCACTCCGTGAGACTCCAGCCATTCGGCACTCAAGCCATTCACCTTCACCGCGCCCGGCTCCACCCTCTCGGGATACTCCGGGGCGACGTGGATGTAGAACGGCTTGTGAACCTTGCTGGCCTCGATCTCACTGTCCAGCGGCAGTACCGCGATCTGGAGGATCTCATGCCAGCCGGCGATCCGGCCGGAGGTCTCGACGTCGACGACGACCATCATGTCGCCGTTCAGGTTCAGCAGGGAATCAGGAACCATCTTCCACCACCTTCAGGCCATAGAGACCTAGCTGGCGTATCAGCCAATCCTTGTTGCTCTCTTCCAGGTCCTCCGGAAGATACTCCAGGTCCTTCAGGACGTCGTCGGGCAAGGCCTGCGCGAGATCGTCGGAGGGCTTCGGCTCGGGCTCGGCATTCAATTCGTTGGCGACCTGAGCCAGGCCGGCCACCACGTCGAAGCCGTGCTCCTCCACAGCCTTGATCATTATCTTCTCCACCTCTCCCTTGGCGACGAACTCGGCTTGGGCCTCGGGTGTGAGGTGGTCCCACTTTACCTTGCCTCCGAGGTCGTCCGGAAACTTGGGAGTGGCGTCCACGTCCGCGTTGCACTGCACGAGTGTGAGGTGGTCCCACTTTACCTTGCCTCCGGTGTTAAATGGCGTCTCGCGCCAGCACTCAGGTACGCAAGCCTGCAGGGCGTCTGCGTCGTCCTGCGACCACGGCGGTGGGTCTTCCTCTTTCACATGGTCCGGGTTCCGCTTCAGGTACTCCTCTTCATCGAACGGCGTGTTCACGTCCTCCAGCCACTCGTCGAAGCAAGTCACGTCGAGATCCGGGCGGTCGTCGCCGGCGTTGTAGGTCTTGCTGAAATGCTTCAGCATGAGCAGGTTGCAGATCGCGTGGTCAAGGTGGTGTTCGCCGCTCTCCGCATCATTGTCTTCGCGGCAGTACCAATACTTGAACAGGTGCCGGTAGGTGCAATCCATGGCGGTGGACCACTTCATCCCCTTGGCCCAATTCCACGGGGCGTACTTCAGCTTGCCGCCCATGAGAACACGAGCCACCCCGGATAGCAGGTGGAACGGGATAAGGGAGAAGCTGACCTTCCCCTTGTTCGCCCTCGCGCCTGAGCCTCTCTCCACACTATTCACGTCGCCTTCAGCGTAATTCATTCTAGAATCAACCTCGGTCCCGACCGTACAAACTTCTGGGCCTCAACATCGGTCGGTTCGATATCGGTGCCTAGCACGATGTTGCCAACGTAGCGAACATTCCGGCTGTATCTCCCCACTGGGAAGTGGTTAGGTAACTCACTGATTGTGGTGTCCTTCGGCCACGCCGCGCGGCTGAAGGTGTCGACCGATCCCATGAAGGCCGAGTAGAAGTCGTCCACCTTCATGCACTCGCCAGGCACATAGCTGCACTGGTCTTGCAGGAAGGATTCGAGTTCATCTCGATTGTCTTCAATCGCGGCCGCTTTGGTGTCAGTCTCTATCACCGGCACCCGAAGGCGATCCGAGTGGTCCGGCAACTGGAGGGACATGAGAGTGGTCATGAAGTCTGGGGCTTCATCCCGGCAAGCCTGGGCCAACTGTTTCTTGCCCATCCGTTCTTTGATCACCGGCACTTCCATCACTGTGATGCGAGAGTCACCGAGATGAACCGGGCATGATCCTCGGGAGTTGGCAGTCTGTACCAGGTGAAGGATGTTCGGCTGGGTGTACGTCTGCCTGTACAGGCACCGCACTGCGTAGATCAAGGCCGTCGTCCAGTCCTTGATCTTGTTGTACACGTTGCGGCCGGCCTTGGTTATGTCTGTCTCGTCGATCGTGCCCAAGATGGTGTTAGCCAACTCGCCGTTGAAGTTGCCTTGGCTGGTGAGTGCGTTGTCGGCCGGGTCCACGCCCTTGGTCAAGAGCAGCTTGACCGTCTCGTGCCAGGTTGTCTTCCCGGTGTTGTTGGCCTCGCTGAACATGAACAAGTATGGCAGCCGGCAATACGGGTAGCGGATCATCGCAGCCACCCACGCCTTGAGGTAGTCGCCGCCGCACTTGATGCCCCACTCTTTGCACCAGTCCAACTCGGTGACGTACTTGTCCAGGTCGGTACCGCAGTGGTTGAACACCAAGTCCCAGTGGGGGTGGTGCGGCGACTCGCCGTTGGTCATCGTCCGAGGCTGGTACACCAACTGAGCCGCGTCGTAGTTCCACTCTCTGTTCCCTGGGTACTCAGGCTCGAACGGTTTGTTCACCCTGGTCCAGGCGTTGTCGATCGCAGAGGCAAGGACACCCGGAGCCTCCGCGCCGGCGTCTCGATTGATTACCATGACGATGTGATCCTTGGGGTGGCGAACCCACTTCCCGCCCTTGTCTCTCAGAACCCAGCAGTCAGCTTCGCCGGCGACATTCCCCGTGTCTGAGTACGACACGGTCTTGATCACCCGAACTCTCCCGTCCCACTCGGCGGCGGCCACTTCATCATCCTGTCGGTTGCTGACCTTGTCTGCCAGCAGCTTCTGCCAGGTCGAGGCGTTCTTCTTCTCCCACCCTACGAAGTCCAGGTTCCGGTCGTCACGCTTCCGCTCCATGTGGATAATGATCCGACTGTCATCTTTCCTCTGCTTCATCGTGAACGTCCGCTCACTGACAAGCGGGACGTCGTCGGGGATCCTGAAGCTACTGCCGAGGTACTCCAGGGCGGCGTGAAGCTGGTCAACAGTCTGGAGCTGGTAGCCGTTCTTCGGGTCGGCACATTCATGACCTCCAGCGGCCAAGGCACCCTGTCGGATCGAAGGTTCGATGTTGATCGCGATGTGGGTCTTGCCATTGATGTTGTCCCACAGCGGGTGCTCCTCGGGCGTGCCGAACCGGTACACATCCCAGCCCCCATTGTACCTGGGCCGCATGTAGCAGTTGGGTTTGTCCTTGTCAGTATTCTCGTCGCTGATCGTATCGAAGGGGCCCCTCACTGGATGGCCGGCTTCCCGCCACGCGTCATGGACTATCTTGATCGCGCGCGTATGCGCCTGTGCCAGGTAGTGGTCATGCACCCAGTGGTAGGAGAATCCTGCATCTTCCAGGTCGGAGAGGAATCGCTTGTGGACCTCGTCTAGAGGGACCTGGGGTGTGCTCTCGTTCCCTTCCCCGACGTCCGCCTCTACCTCTCCCTCAGGCGTCCAGCCTCGAACCCTGACCTTCAGCAGGCGGGGGTCGGTGGCCAGCTCAATGTGGTCCCTCCAATTGGGAGGTACGTTGCGGGCGGTCAAGTGCCTTGTGGCTTCAGCAATACTGAGGTAGCCTTGGTTCTCGGGTGTGGTGTCTACACTCCAGATCCACATGATCAGGCCGCACACGTCCATCTTGGCTTTGAAGTTGAAGCCGGCGTCCGCCGACATTGTCCCGATCAGTGATCGAGCTATGGCCTTGTGCTCGTCATGGTTCACGGCCTTAGGGAATGGTTCGTCGAAGTGGATGTAGAAGTGATTGCCGCCGCCGCGCGTCGACTTGATCACGTCCACATAGTCAGGCGCGTTCTTGACCACGTTCTCAAGGTCGGCATCTGAATACCCCAGACCTGCAGCGTGCCCAGCAATGGAGTCGAAGTCGAAGCCGACCCAACGGCTGACCTGGTTCTTCCAGTCCCACCCCGAGCAGCCGATGGCCGTCAGGTGGTCGCCGAACAGGAACCTCCGAGGGTAGTCCTTAAAGAAAGGTGACGTCTTCGCCTTCCACGGCCAGCGTACAGGGCCCCACTCTTGCGTGCCGTCAGTGTACTTCTGGTTCTTCCCTTCGACCGGGTCGCCGCCCTTGTCTGTGAGAAGCTGAGTCTCCATGTCCTGGAGTCTGTCGAGCCACTTAGAGAAGAGGTCAGGGTTGTTGTGGTTCGGCAGGATGACGTCCCTGCCATAAAGCTGGGAAGCTTCCCAGATGGTCGAGTTCTGCATATCGGTTTCCTCCTACTAACATGTAGGCTCATTTCAGAAGATTCGTGCATGGGAATTCAGAAGGTTGGATTAAAACGGTTGGCATGCCCTAACCCCCCACTAGGAGGGTGTTACACCTTAACCCCTTGTGGCGGCACAGGTTAAGGTCTACGTACCCCCCAGATTGGCTGTTATTCTAGGGTGTTACTCTTGAAAACTACGTACGCGAGAAAACGAATCGTCTTCGAAATTCATAGGGGAACTGTTTTCCAAAGTAACACCCCAGCGTAACAGCCACTATGGGGGGTAGGGTACCCGACACGTCATTGTTTCGACATTCTTTCCATTTCCCTTGCACGAATCTTCTGAAATGAGCCTACATGTTAGTAGAGGGAAGAACGATGCTGATACCGATCGAGAACATTCGGCCACCGAAGTTCGAGCTACGGCCCGTTCTTCAAAACTCGGTCGAGTTCTTGGAGATGGTCGACTCCATCAAAGCGGATGGCATCTACCAACCTATTCTTGTCCGAACAGTAGGAGAGCACTATGAAGTGATCGAAGGAAACTGGCGGCTACACGCCGCCCGAGTAGCAGGCCTGAAGGTAATGCCGTGCTACGTGAGAGAGATGACAGACAAAGAAGTTGAGGTGGTCCAGTTAAAGACACAGGCCATCCGGCCCGAGACGCCGAAGTCCCAGTACGCACGTCGTCTTCAACTGCTGATGAAGCGGGAGGACATGACGGCTGGCCAACTCGGACGGCTGATCAATAAAGGTCCCGACTGGGTCCGGTCGACGTTGTCTATCAACAAACTGATTGAGCCCGCTAAGAAGATGTTAGACAGGGGCGAGATCAAAGTGCGGAACGCGACAGCACTTGCTCGCCTGAAACCAACCTTACAGGAGAACTTCCTGTCGCATGCAGTGATCCTGAAGTCCAAAGACTTCGAAGAGATGGTACGGAAAGCGGTCAAGGATTACCGCCAGTGTACTCAGCAGGACATAACGTCGTGGCTCGAATACCGAGACAGTCACTACGTGGCCTACCTGAGACAACTGCACGAGATCGAGGAAGAGATCAAATGTAATCGGTCGGCCCTCAGGGCCATCCGTAAGCTGGAAGCCAAGACACCCCTGGATGGGTGGCGTGCGTGCCTCGCTTGGATCTACCACATTGACCCCGACTCGCTTAGTCAGCAGAAGGCAACGAAGCAGAAGCTAGCTACGCGAAGACAGACGTTTGCGGCTCGGCGTAAGCGAAATGAATTGACGTTACGTGAACTACGAAACATTTCACCGGAGATTGAACCATGAGCGATAAGAAGACCGACGCCCTCGTACCTTTCGACATCAATGCCCTGCCCGACACTACCGAGCAGATCAATGCACTCGCCGACGTCATCAAGCCGCCGCCGAAGTATCTTCCGCGTCTGGCCCTGACGGCCTTCACCAGCGACCTGGTCAAGGCACAGAAGTGTCAGGCTGGCCTCTGGGTTATTCCCCAGGGCGATGACTGCCATGTGATTGGTGCGTCCATCGACGTCCTTCCTCTCGCCGTACGCAGCAAAGCCGTCGACATGTCTGTGAAGGGTAACGTGATCACGAATTACGATCCCACGTCGGACGAGTTCCAGCGCATCCAGAAGATGCCGAAGCGTGCCTACCATGGCCAGTCCTATCTGGTCATCGAGCGGACGACCGGCCGGCTCCTGGAGCTGTACTTCGGTAACGCCTCGGGCCGCGTCATCTGTGACAAGATGAAGCCGTTCCTCAAACGTGGGGACCGCCCAGCATCTCCCGCCACTGTGTCGGTGAAGCTGTGCCCCGGCCGCGATGGCAACTCGTTCTACGCTCCGGAGATCGTCAAGTGCTCCGAGCCTCTGCAGATCGAGCTGGACATGGCCACGATCGCGAAGGAGTATGAGAAGTTCGTCAATCCCAAGGACGGGGAAGTCGAAGTCGAAGCCGCCGCCGCCACTGGTGGCCGCGCTCGATAGCCAGAAAGGATACGGGGAGGGCCTTCGGGCCCTCCCCCTTCTATCATGACCAAACCAATGACCAACCGTGAATTCTTAAAGTGGGGAGAGCAGAACGGTGTTCGGATCCAAATCAAAGAGCACGAAGGAGTCCCAGTCCTCTGGGCCAGCATCGGAAACACAGCTAGCTTCATTCCTCTCGACGCTAACCTCGGACCCAGAATCGCCTACCTCTGCTACTGCATCAAAGAAGGACAGCAGCACGGGTCCGAGCGAGGGGCTGAGCTACGAGGCCTTGTTGCAGAACGCTATACTCCTCAAGT